CTCTGCTAATCGGCCCTCCAAGGCACCCGTAGCTCAGCTGGATAGAGCGCTGCCCTCCGAAGGCAGAGGCCACTGGTTCGAATCCAGTCGGGTGCACCATAAATCAAGCACTTAGACACCCATTATTCCGAAGCCGATGACCTGTGTCCGAGCTATGTCCGAGTTATCGCTTTTTTGGGGCATCGAATGAGGCCAGAGCCTCCCCCTGAAAGTCCGGGCTGTGGTGGGCGTAAAGCCGCGTTGTAGCCTCGGAAGAGTGGCCCAACCATCCCCCGATCTGGAACAGCGGAACGCCGGCCTGAGCCATCCAGGTTCCGCATGTGTGGCGCAGGACGTGCGGCGATACGCCGGTCAGCCCGGCGCGCGAGCAGGCGCCCCCAAAGCTGCCGCCCCTGCTGTCCCCGATGTCCTTCACCTGCTGCCCGGCATCCTGCACGACGAAGCCGTCATCGCCAGCACGTCGCTTATGGGCGAGCCTCAGGAATGTCATCAGCCGGCGCGGTATCGGAATGTGGGCCCGACGCTTGTTCGTCTTCCGGCGCCGGTTCTTTTCGGTCTTGTCCGGCGCCGATGAAACGGCAGCCGCGAAATTGATGCGTTTCCGGCCAAAATCCACCTGCGACCACCGTAGTGAGGCGATCGCTTCCTTGCGTGCGCCCGTGTAGAGGCCGAGCACAATGAACAGCGGCAGGTAGAGCCGGACGTCTGCACGCCCGGTCCGAGCCGCGTTCAGCAGTCTGGCCGCCTCATGCCGTGTCAGCCACCTGTCCTTGCCATCGGGCTTCTCGGGCAGCTCGACGTAGGGCGCGCTGGCAAGGAGCTTCTCTTGAACAGCGAAGTTCAAGGCTGCGGTCAGCGTTCCAAGCTCTCTGCGCGTCGTGCCGTCGGCGATCGGCACGGTCGCGACGACGACCTTGTCACCATCCTTCCGCTTCACGTCGCGGGTTCGGCTCGCGACATAGTCGCGGCACGCCTGCTTCGTGATGTCGGAGACGGGGCGCTCGGCCCAGAACGGTAGAAGTGCCGCGATCGCATAGCCGATTCGCTGTGGATCGGCGGACGTGGGCGCGTGCTGGTCGCCATACAGATCCAGCACCTCGGCGATCGTTACCTCGTGCTGTGGCTTTGGCTCGCCTTTGCGCTCTTTGCGCTGCCGATCACGGATGAAGTCCGCGAGGATCCCTTCAGCCTCTCGGCCGTCCGTCGTGCCAGTAGAGCGGCTACGCTCTCTCCCGGCTTCGTACCAGACGATGTAGAAGGCTCCTCGCTTGGTGACCCACTTGAGCGACGCACCTCGGTTTGGACGGGGCATATACTTTCCTTGGCGGCCGAGATGAATTCCTCCACGTCGGCCTTTTCAAACAGGTACGCCTTGCCCAGCCGGATGGCAGGGAGGCCGCGGGCGCGCATTGTGCGCAGTGTGCTGGCGGATGGCAGGCCGAACTCGTCTCGGACCTGCTCGGCGGTCATGAGCTTAGCCATTGCGGCGATCCTTTCCCGTCACTGCAAGATTTCCTTCGTCAACGACGCCATGATCTCGTGGTCGTATCCGCAGCGCCGGCGGAACTCCTCCTCCGCCAGCATCTCCGCCTCACCCTGTGACCCGGCGGTGATCGTCGTGGCGAAGGTGCCCTCCTCCTTTTTCTCCCACTCGATCTCGACTTTGAACGGCCGTTCCGGTCCGTCCGGATCGGGTATCTTGCCCCAGAGCGGATCGTAGTAGCGGCGAACGGCAGCACGCGACGCCGGCAGCGGCATGGCGGCGATCTCTTGCAGGGTGGGGATCATGCTGCGTTCTCCATGAGGCGCGCAGATTGCTTCGGCTCCGGCTTCTTGCGCGGCGGGATCGTGGTGATCGTGGCGGCGTATTCGCCGATCAGCGCCAGCGCGGTGCCAATCGTGAAGGCTCCGACCTTCCCGACGACCGCTATGCCGCCGACATCAATGAGAAGGATGGCAGTGAGAACGACGCGGATGAAAAGCGGCGAGCGGGCTGGGCGATCAGGGTTTATTCCAGCGCTCAGCGTCCGAACCAGAGCGAACAAGACGTCGAAAATCAAGAAGCCCTTGGATTCATTGGCATCAAGCCACACAGCTAGCAGCGCGGCGGTCCACCACGAATAGCGGTAGAAGGCATACTGGCTGATGCCGGCACGCTGGCAGACCCAGACGATTGGCGGGTGCATGAGCCGCAGGCCGATCCAATGGTCCATCCGTCGTATCATCAATCCATCCCTCCGCCAGCAGCACGAGCCGCCGGCATATCCGCTTCGAATTTGTCGCAGGTCTGATCCGGCGCGGTCATTCTCGGCACGACGTTGCGCTGGAAATGCTTCCTCGGATCAGGTCCCAATTTGCAGTCGCCGATGTCCGTCAGATTGTCGTCGACCACCCACCCAAGGCAGTTCCAGCAGCGGCGTTCGTCCGTTGCGAGCCTGATGGGTGGGAGAGGGGGCATCGGTTAGGCCGCGTCGATCTGGGAACGCAGATCATGGTAGAGGTCTAGGAAGGCCTCAGCCGCCATCGTCGGATGTGGCGACGGCATGATCTCGAAATCGAAGGGCTCGTAACCGACAAGTGAGGCGACACCGGATCCACCGTTGTGCCACTCATGATCGCCATGGCGCGGCATCAGGTCGCGCTTCTCCGTCGCGAGCATCCTGATATCGTACCGCTTGATTAGATCTGCGTCCGGCGTTGCCACCCGGAAGTGCTGGTCGATCGCATAGCCGCATACCTTCGCGAGCGCCTTGTAGTCGCCAAGCAACGGCTTCACCGGCCCCGGCATGTCACCCAGCGGCATTTCGTCGCTCTCGTGCATTAGGCCGGCGAACGCCGTGACAGCATCATAGCCATCGTCGATCAGTGCGCATGCAAGCTGCACGCAGTGCTGGCCGACTCCATAGAAACAGCGCTCGCCGCGGTGCTTCGTTTGTCCACGAAACCGTACGGTATAGGCCAGCGCGTAGGCATAATCCTCGATCGTCATTGTGGTCGCCGACGGGTCGAGGAAGTCGAAGTAGCTGCCGTCGCCGAGCGCGATGGTCGGCCCCTTGATGTTAACGATGTGCGCTGCTGCGGCGGCCACGTTGGCGGGATCGAGGGAGGTGGCCATCACTCATCTCCTCCAAACGGGTTCTCGTCCTCGGCGCCCGCCATCTCGGGAGCCGGCACCAGATCGGCACGCCGCTTGGCGATCGCGTCCTCGGCGCGCTTGTGAAGGTCGGGGTGATCGGCCTTGAGACGTTCGAGCGCCTTCTCCGATCGCTTCACCAGCGCATCGAGCGCGTCCGCCACGGGCACGGCGTTCACCTTCTCGATGAAGTCGCCGGTCCAGTCGGCTGGTGATTGCTTCGCGGCGGCAGGCTGCTCCTGGCGCTGCTGCTGCTGGAGCGGCTTGATCGTCGCCATCGCCTTCCGCCCCTTGGTAGCGGTCAGCGCCAAGGCGATCGCCTTGTCGATATGACTGACATGCGACACGCGGATGCCGCCAACTTTCATGCCGCCCCACGTCACTTCGGGATCGCGGTAGAGCGTGACGGCTCGGCCGACATAGACCTTTGCATCCGGTCCCCAGCAGGAGACGAGCACGCGGGACATCGACTTGCACGGCTTCCACGGCTTGTTGGCGTCGTTCTCGAAGAAGATCGAGACCGGCTGCTCCGTGCCAGGCCGGATGTCGACGTCACGGATCTGGATGGTGATCGGACCCGCGATTAGGTCGTCACTGTTCAGCTGATCGCTCTTAGGAGCGATCACGCGGCTCATATCGTTCATGATGTCTGGCTTTCTGTTTTTGCGAGAACAGCGCGCACTTTGGCGGCCCATCCACCGGTTCCAGGTTGCGGACCCTCGATGTCGATCAACTCTCGAAGGAGCGCGGCCATCTCGGCCTCAAGCGGGGTCAGCATCATCGGGCAGAGCGTCGAGCGATCTCGCGCTCGGCGTTCCATTTCAGATCCGGATCCATGTCAGGCTGGCGAAGCATCCAGCCGAGGAAGCCGGCTTCGACCTCGCTCCACGGCTTCCCCCGGAACTTGCCGATAGGACAGGCCGGAAGGAGCTTCGGCTCCTTGGTCCAAGCGATCATCTCGCGTCCGGTCGCGCCAGCATCGAAGAGCGCCAGCAAGGTGTGTGCGGTGACGTAGGCATCCGGGCCGGCGCGGTGGGCTGGCTGTGTCAGGGCATGGTCGAGGGTGACCTTGCCCTGATCCTCCAGCCAATACCGGAGCGTTCCGTTATTATGCGCTGGAGCGTTCGGCCAGACCCGCAGTGCGGCCTTGTAGGTGCAGATGACGGGTAGCGGCCAACTGAAGAACTTGGTCTCGAACTCCGCGTTATGGGCCGCGATCGCGCCTAGGACGACTGCGCCACTGTCGAACGCAATGTCGGGATCGAATGGCGGGTTTCCGTCACATTCGGCCAACGAGATGTGATGAACGGCGCGGACCTCGGGCGGCATCGCCTTAACGCCGCAAAGCCAAGACTTCCACGGCTCGACGCGGCGTTCCTCCAGATGGAGATCACAGATCCCGACCTCGCAGACTTCGGCGCCATCGGCCGGATCGGTCCCTGAGGTTTCGAAATCGACGACACGGATGATCGTCATACGAACATCTCCTGCTCGATGACCCGCTCGGTCATCGGGAGGTTGCGCGCGATGTTCCGATAGATCGCCAGTTTCTCAGCGAGCCGGCGCTCGAACTCGCCCGCGATCTCGATGATTGCGTTCTGGATCCGATCATCGGGCCAGACGCGGATCACGACCATCGGCAGGCCGCCGCTGTAGGAAATGAAATCGATCCACTTCCGCTCGGCGACGAGCAGGCCGGTCTGGTGCTGCATCAGATATTCGGGCGGGATCGTCTCGCCACGATCCTCGCCAAGGTTCTCGATGATCGTCTGCACCTGGAACTTCTGGCGGCGGGACTTCGCCTCGATCGCCCCGTCGGCGCCGACCAACCCGTCCGGCGAGTAGCCGATCGTGAAGCCCCATTTGTCGTTGGTGATGAAGCCGACCGTGTCGACCGGGCCATTCAACTCCTCATATTTGAGGCGGGCGCGGACTTCATCCTCCTGCCCCCGGAGCATGTCGTCCGAGATGTAGTGAGGCTCGACGTAGCTGGTGACGCGCTGCGCCAGCAGTTCGTAAAGGTGGGCGCGCTCTTTCTCATTCGAAGCTGCCTTCATCGTCTTCTCAGTGACGATCAGCTTCATCTCGCTGGCGGTCAGCAGACCGCAGCGGGCATTCAGCCATTCCAGCGAGCCCTGCTCCAACTCCTCGTAGATCTTCATGCCGGTGCCGACGGAGGGCTTCGGCTGAGGCTGAAAGTCGACCTCAACGGCGGCGACTTCCTCGATGTCGTCGAACCCGTCCAGGAAAGGGTTGCGGTCCATGGGTTAGGCCTCCTGCTCGGGCAGCTGGGCCGCCCAATGGATGTGGGGAATTTCTCGTGCCCGAATGGCGAGCACGATCTTCTGCGCGGCCTCTTCGGAGACACCGCACGACATGATCGCGTCCTTGGCTTCGGTCTTCAGCCGGCGCTGGAGTGCCTTGTCCGCTTCGGCACGGCGTTGTGCTGCCTTGATCTCAACCTCGCGCTTAACCTCATGGACGCGGGCGAGAGCCTCAGTGCGGGCAAGATCGACATCGGCGGCAAAGTCGCCATATCGGTCGAGATTGGCTCTGATCGAATCCAGCGCCGTGATCAGTGTCTCGCAAGACTGCGATTGACCATTGATCACGCCATTTCCGGCCTTACGGCAAAAGTCGATGGCCTCGGCGGATAGGTTTCGCTGGCGATCAACCTCGGCCACCCGATCGCGCTCCGCCTGCGCCGCTTCCTCAGCAAGCCGGGCGCGTTCATTGGCCGCATCGACCAGCGCCTGCTGCTCAGCCGCTATCTTGTCCCGTTCTGCCTGTGCAGCCGCTTCGGCCTCTTCACGGGCTCGGGTGGCTGCTGCCTCTTCCGCCTGCTTGATCCTGTCCGCCTCGGCCTGTTCTGCGGCGATACGGGCAGCCTTGGCTTCCTTCGCCTCGCGTTCGGTCTTCTCCGCAGCCTCACGGGCGAGACGCTGCTCCTCGGCAATACGCTCACGCTCGGCATTCTGCGCCCGCAACGCTTCCAGTTCGGCCCGCTCTTCCTCCTCGCGCTTCAGCCGGCGCATCGCCTCGGTCAGGCTCTTGATCGTCGCCGCCTTCAGCGTGTCGGCCACGGCGTACAGATCCTGGAACCGGTCCTCGTCGATCATGATGTCGAAGATCTCGGCGCCACGGGCACGGATGTCGGCGGAGGTATCGTCGATCGTCACGACGGCCGCGTCACGGAGACGCTGGATCACCGCCTGGCATTCGGCGACGCGGGTCTTCTCCGCAGTCTCCCATTCGGTGAGCGGGCGACGGACATCGGCGGCGAGGGCATCGAGCCTGTCCGTGATCTCCTTGCCGGCCGCATTGGCCTGCGAGGTCTTGGTCCGCCAATCCTCGGTCAGCTGCTTCCGGGCGGCGTCGATCGCCGTCTTGGTGCGTGTCACCTTGAACGCCAGAGACGCGATCTCCTTGCGGCCCTTATCGGTCGTCAGGTCCGGGACGTGCTTGTCAGTCTCGGCCTTCAGCCGATCATAGAAGGCATCGCGCTTGCCCTGATCGAGCAGCACGAGGCCGGGGTTCTGGGCGACGGCTTCGACAATGTCGGTGCCCGGCTCGACGACTTCTAGGATAGGCGCAGTCGCCATTACAGGACTCCCACAGCGAGAAGGATGATGGAGAGGACGACCATCGCCACGAGGCAGCCGTCGACGATAGGGTGATCCAGCTCGCGCTCGATCCGATCGAGCAGCGCTGGCGCGCAATCGTCGCAGTTGCAGTCGTTCGCGGGCGCCCACGGATTTTTAGAACCCATGGCGGTCGCTCCGATACGGCGGGGTGGCAGACGGGAGAGGGAGGTCTGCCACCCCGTTCCCGACCAGCGGGAAGGGGGCGGACTGGTCGGGAAACTCGTTGGCCCAGCGCAGTGCATTGGCAGCGTCGCGGACTCGGTCGAAATGGCTGAAGCACTCGGCGCGCTTGGCATCGCGCTCTGCGGCGCCCGCCTCCCACTCACGCATGAAGCGCGGGAGGTTCGGAATGCCATCCTCGTCGGCGATCGAGGCCCACTCGCGCTGGCTGGCAGCGATCTCGTAGACCATGGCGACGGGGGCGCTCGGGATCACGACCGGGCCTCACCAGTGAAGTTGCGGTAGACCTTCGCGCCGCGCCAGGCATCCTGAAGCGCGAACTGACGGTCCACAGCCTCAAGGCCGCTCAGGAAGCGCCGATAGACGTCCTCGCGCTGCCCAGGAGCCGCGATATGCTTGGAATAAGCAAGCGCCTCTTCGTGGCGGCGCTCGGCACCGGAAGCGAAGATCGCCTCAGCCGTAACCGGAGCAATCTCATGCTCGGCGCCCGGCTTGTGAAGGTTGCGGTCGTGATAGGCCATGTTGCCCTCCATCCAAGACCGTCGCCGTCGTGGGCGGGTGGTCTGTTGAGGGCGGTGTACAATTACCTTGTACGGCTTGCAACAGGAAATTTGGACACGACCGATAAAAAATTCGGATGCCCGTTCATCGGCGACTGCCCAGCAAAAAGCCCCGCCGAATCGACGGGGCTGTAAACTCCGGTTGTTTGGTGCGTCAGCCTGCGTGGGGAATGAAGCGGACTATCAGGCCGACGATCACCGATATCGCCACAAGCAGGGCAGCAAGGGATTTGAAGGTCCATTCCTTCGTAGGAAGGTTTCCGACACGCTCCACCAGTGTGGCGACGTCCGTCTTCAACTTCGCGACGTCAGGACGCATCTCGCCTACGTCACGCTTGACGTATTCCATGTCGCTCTCAAGCTTGGCTAGCCGGCCTTCCATATCGTCATATGTGCCACCCGCGCCGCTCGGCGGCAAGGGCGGCTTCTTAGGAGGGTGACCTGCGGCCTCCGCTTTGAACTTTGCGAGCAGGCGCTCGATCGTCTCATCAGTCTCCTGCATTTGCGATCTTTCGTGCGAGTTCCTGAATCTCGTCAAGGTTCATTTCGACCGCGGCAAGCCTCTCCGACAGTTCCTGCAACTCGCTCAGGGCAGATGCCTGGTCGCCACGCATCGAACTGAGAAGTGCTATTGTCAGAGTCCGTGCAACCTGGGTCATATCTCGGACGGCGAGACTAGTGTGCGAGAACGCAGTCGTGATTTGTAGCCGAAGAAGCCGGGCGCTTGCTCGCTCCAGTTGTTCGGCCGGATCAGTCAAGTCCCATCCCCATCGTTAACAGCCTCTCGATCCCACCAAAATGCCCAAAATCAGCTTATCTAGTGACGGAAACGAAACGATAAGATTTTTCCTAGACATGTAGGAATTGGAGAACGAACAAAGAACACAGATCAATGCGGAGGGGTGTATGCGTAGAGTCGATACGATCCGTGGAGCGCTGGAACCGGGCTGCGAGCTGGCGTGCCCTCGATGCACGATCATGTGCTCGGTTGCTGTGCGCGCCCGCGACGAGGTTTGGCGGGAGGTTGAGGAGAGTCGTCGTCAGATGGCCCTTCGTCCGCCGACGGAAGCTCAGGCTCGCGAATTTGCGCTTCAGCTAAAGCACTTGGCAGCCGCCGAGCGAGCCATGGTGCAACTTCGTCCGCAATTTGCGGCTGACCGACCGACCTCAACAGTTGCCGAAACATATCAGTCAACGCGTTTGCATTAGGGAGCGCGACGTCCAGTCGCACGAACTGGAAGGGTGCGGGGCGCTCGATCATAGCCACCTCGCGATCCGTCTCGTCTTTCGTCAGACCTCCAAGCGCCAGGACTTCCGACGGATCACCGCCCAGTTGGGCAAAGACGGCAGCTATCTCGCGTGCCATATCCAGCGGTAAAGTGTCCTTCTTGAACTGCGTACCTTCGTAATATCCGTACCTATTCTGGACGCTATATCCGAGCGCTTCGGCGATCCTGCGGACGCCGGGGCGCCCCGGCAAAGATTCGCGGATTTTCTTCAATTTCTGAGCGGTCGTAGGCATCTGTTGACCATGCAGAAAATTTGGACGCTGTCCGTCCAAGAAATCAGTTGCGAAGCGTCCAGAGTTTTTGTACATCATTTCCTCATGAACCAGATCTCAGCCGTTTTGGCCCGCTTCGGGAACGTCAGGGAGGCCGCCGACAAAATCGGCCGTGCTCCTTCCGTTATCCAATATTGGCGATCAACAGGGAGGATCCCCGCTACGGCGCAGGCTTCTGTCCTTGAGGCCGGACGCCAGCATGGCGTTGCCATCGAGCCTTTCGAGGTCATCCCGGGCCCGGAAGAGGCGGCGTAATGCGCCACCCAAAAGCCGCGGCGCCGATCTGGCCTTATCCGCATCGGACGCTCGCTGAGATCGACGCTGCCAACGCGGAGCCTCGCCGCTGTGCGATCTGCGCCCAACTCCGGGCGACAACCTGTGACTTCGCCCGCTGCGGCCTCAAGGAGTTCGCATAGATGCATACGTTCCTGATCTTCCTTGCGGCCGATGCGGCGCTGATCGGCGCGATCGTCTTCGTCGGTCACCATCTCGAACGGCATGTGCATTTGAAGCGCGCGCCTGTGTTCACCGGCGACGGATCGCTTTTGCAGGACGTGCTCGTCGCCGGTGAACCTCTGAATTCTCATGATGGGTGCAATGCAGCATGAGTGGCCCGAGAATCGCCCCCAAGTACCGAACCGTTTCCGCTTCGATGCTCCTTGAGGCCTTGGGCAACAGCCTGAACGCCATCAAGAAGGAAGACGCTGCGACAGACGGAGATCTGGGCGCCGTCCTTGGAAAGAGCGAGGATCAGGCCGCGAAGTACCGCGCCGGCCTCGCCGAGATGGGTGTCGTCAGTTTCCTTCGCGCCTGCCGCGAATGGGATGGTCGATTCGCCAATGAGGTTCTGGCGCTCGTCGGAATGAAGCTGTCGCCCCTCGAAGCTGGTGAGCTGTCCGATCAGGCATCGGTAACGGCGCTGCTCAGCTTGGCGATGGCTCTCTCCGCGGAGATAGAGAAGGACCATGGCCGAGTAGGGGATGCGCACCTCGCCCAGCACCGCGCGCTGATCGAGCGCGTGGGCCACATCATCGACGGTTACCGCGAACGCCTCAAACTTCGGAGCGTGGCATGACCTATCCGGACATCTATTGCGTCGGTGCTGCCGGCATCTCCTTCGTCAGCGCGATCGGCGCTTGCATGTGGGGCGCTCACTGGCGCCAGGTCGCGTTCGAGTGCTCTCAGGCCAAGATTGCCATCACGCGGCAGTTCAATGAACTGAAGGGCAAAGCGGACAGCTTGGTCGTCGACCTCGGTTACGCCCGGTCGGAAAACTCCGCACTGCGTGACGAACTGAAGGCCGCCAACGCGGCAGCCGCAGCTGCCCGCGCCAATCTCTATCGCCAGCGAGTCCACCCGGCCGACGCTGCCATGCCTCACTACGGCATCGTGCTTCCGCCGCGCGGCCCCAACGGGCGGTTCTTACGCACCAAGGAACAAGCAGCGGGCTAGCCAACCTCGGGGGTTCAACCATGAAAGTGCCAGATGGCGCGCAGATCGAGGTCTGCGCGATAGGAAAATTGCGGCCTGCGAAAGTGGCAGGCCTCCAGGTGCCGGAGCACATCGTCATCATTCGCGACATGATCGTGAATGCGGCCGAGCGCGGGGATGAATGTCCCTCGAACCGGTTCCTGACCACGGCAACGGGCCGCGGTGTCCAGTGTGTCATCGACGCCGTCCATTTCCTGGAAACGGCTGGCGTGCTGCGGTTCCAGCGCGGTCGCCAGTGGCGGATCGCCACGGTCGTCGCATCCGGAAAGTCGACCCGCGCTCCCGGCGCAGCTGGTCGAGAGGCCCGCAGCATCCTCCGCCGTGAGAAGATCGGGAACCTGGCCGAACTCATGGCCGAGGAAATTCCGATCAAGAAAGCCGCCGAAATCATGGGGATAAGCCCCGCGTCGGCAACGAGTTTGGCCGCTGAGATCCGCCGCGATCTGGGCTGGCAAGCCATTTAACCCCTCAACGGAAAGGCCTGAATATGGCTGGCGTCAACAAAGTCATCCTCGTCGGCAATCTCGGTGCCGACCCAACATCCCGCAGCTTCCAGAACGGCGGCAAGGTCGTGAACCTCCGCCTCGCTACCAGCGAGACGTGGAAGGACAAGAACACTGGCGAGCGCAAGGAGAAGACCGAATGGCATTCGGTCGCGATCTTCAATGAAGGGATCGCCGGTGTCGCCGAGAGATTCCTGAAGAAGGGCTCGAAGATCTACATCGAAGGCCAGCTCCAAACCCGGAAGTGGCAGGATACCAACGGCCAGGAACGCTACTCGACCGAGGTCGTGTTGCAGGGCTTCAACGGCTCAATGGTCATGCTGGATGGCCCGAGCGGGGAGGGCGGTCAGCGTCAGTCCTCCGATCGCGGTAACGGCGGCTTTGATAGCGCCGGCGGTTTCGGCTCTGGCCAAGGTGGCGGCGGTGGGTCGGGCGCAACGTCTGGGAGGCAGGGCGCCTTCGACAGCGATCTGAACGACGATGTCCCATTTGCGTCGTGCGATCCGGCCTTCGATAGCCGCCGGCGCATGGTCGCCTGATGCGCGGGCATCGCCGCCTCCGCACTTTCCTGAAGGCCCGGCGTTCTGGGGCTGACCTGGAAGGCGCTGCCGATCTGGCGGAGATGTCGGCGCGGGAAGCGGAGTTGCACGACGAGGCTGAGCGGGAAGGCCTCTATGCCGATATCGTCGTCACGCTGGAAATCCGCGGCTCCAATCAGGGACCGGCGGATGAAGCACTGCGCGGCTACGTCGCTCGGATACAGCGCCTGACCGAGGAAAAGAAGGCTCTTCAGGAAGATATCAAAGCCATCTTCCAAGAGGCCAAGTCGGCTGGTTTTAACGATAAGGGCATCAAAAACATCATCAAACTTATCGAACTCGATCCCGACAAGCGGGCCGAGCACGACGAGATCATGGAACTCTACCGCGAAGCCATGGGCATCGACTGATGAGCCCCGCGGCCCATCCCACAAAGGAGATCGAGATGAGTGACGGCAACGTCGCGGCGGACCAGCTGCGCCTGTTCATCGAGCGCGTGGAGCGTTTGGAGGAAGAGAAGAAGGGCATGCAGGACGACATCAAGGATGTCTACCTGGAGGCAAAGTCGCAGGGGTATGACCCGAAAACGATGCGCTCGATCGTCCGGCTCCGGAAGATGGAGAAGAATGCCCGCGACGAGGAGGATGCGCTCCTCGAAACCTACCGCTCGGCGCTGGGGCTCGCCTGATGAACCGCCCGCGCCAGCAGTACTTCGGCTCCAAGCAGCCTAGCGTGGCATCGAGACGGGCGGCGGTCATATCGCTGCTCGTAACGGCGCGGGTGCTGCCGACTGTCGAAACCTTGGTCCGTAGCTACGGCCTGCGTGTGCCTGAGGCCGAGCGCATGCTCGCCGAAGAGCAGCGCAAGCGGTCCATGTCCATATGAGCGCTCTCTCGGACCTTTTCCCAGCTGACGATTTCGATGAGCCCGATGAGCCTTGGTTCATTGAGCCGAAGGACAAGCTGGTCGGGTCCGAGATCCAGCGTCAGTCGACGTTCCTCAAGATGATGGCAACGCTCGCTCCCAATGTGGACATCGTGGCGATCCCGAACGCCGGCAAGGCGACGGAGTGGGAACGCCTCCAGCGCTGGAAGGAAGGCGCCCGCCGCGGCGCCCTCGACCTCGTGGTGACATGGGAGCCGACTTGCCAGGGCGACCGTGGCATCGCGTTCCCTGAGTTCAAGGACGGCAAGAAGATGCCGGACAAGGACCAGCGTGCTCGGCTCAACCGCTATTACCGAATGGGCCATGCCTGCGGCGTCTTCCGAACCGCTGATGTGCTGATCGAATACCTCCGTGATCGCGGCTGCCCGATCCGTCCCTTCAACAGCTCGAATAGGTCCGCATGATCCGTGGCGACGAAAATCGATCATATCGAGCAGTTCCGTGCGTTCATCAAACGCCTCTGCGACACCGACGTCCCGAACATCGTGGCGGACGGGAAGTGGCACCGATTCCGCATCGGCGACACCCGGCATAAGGGCTCGAAGCCTGGCGCCTATCTTCTCCATACCGAGAATGGCCGGCCGAACGGCATCTTCATCGACTGGCGCGACGAGCAGGTCCGGCACAAGTGGTTCGCCGATGGCCCCGTCGAGCATGTCGATCGCGCTGAGATCGACCGGAAGCGCAAGGAGCGCCAGCAGGAGATCTATCGCGGCCTCGCGGAGGCGTCTGCCCATGCTCTCCAGTTCTGGAAGGTCTGCGCCCACAAGCCCGAGAGCTTGCACCCCTATCTCGTCGAGAAACGGATCGGCTTCAATGGCGCCCGGATCGGCAACCATCCCGCGTTCGGGCTCGGGCCGTCACCGCTGCTGATCATCCCGATCCGCAACATCGATCCGAAGCTGTCGACGCTCCAGGCGATCCGCGCCGACGGCCAGCGCCGCTTCTTCAACAAGACGACCCACGAGGGCGGATACGTCATCATAGGCGACGTGAAGGCGCCGGGTCCGATCGCGTTGGCCGAGGGCTTCGCCACGGGCGTCACGATCCATGATGCGACCGGTTGGGCCGTCATCGTCTGCGTCACCGCCGGCAACATGGAGCGCATCGCTCGCTGGGCGTCGCACCAGCATGCCGGGCGAGACTTCATTGTCTGCGGTGACGACGACACGCATCTTGAGGATAAGCCGAGCGGGAACGTCGGCCGGATCAAGGCCAGGCACGCGGCGCTGATCCTTGGCGCCAAGCTGGCGTTCCCGGACCTTCAGGGTGCCGATGGGTCGGACTTCAACGACCAGGCGGCCCACTACGGTATCGAGGACGTCGCTATGACACTCGCGAACGTCCGGGATGGTCTGGCTTATGAAGCCGGACCGCAACCAGAGCCCACCCCGGAATATCTCACTGATCCTATGGCGGAAGGCGAACCGGCTCATGACAAGCTCGGCTTCCGCATCAAAGACTGGTCGATGTCTCGCTTCACGGGAAAGGCGCCCCCGGTCGAATGGCTGGTGGAAGGCGTGATCCCCAAGGGCGTGCCCGGCATGATCGCTTCGCTTGGGGGTCTCGGCAAAAGCTATAAGGCGATCGAATTGGGGCTGGAGATTGCGATCGAGGTCGCCGGCCGCCCGTCCGGACGCAAGGTGCTTGGTGGCGCTGTCGCGCAGCACGGGAGCGTGGTGATCCTCAATGCGGAGGACAGCCACGCGAGCATCCATAGGCGCCTGGAGAGGCTAGACCCCAGCGGTGAAGCTCGCAGGCTCGGCGAGGGGCATATCTACATCGTGCCGCTCCCAGCTGCCGGCGGACCCATGCCCCTGATCAACGGCGGCATGCCTCCGACGCGCACCGCAGCCTTCGAGGCATTGATGGCGCAGCTCGACGAGATAGATGACCTTGCGCTGGTGATCGCGGATCCGTTGCAGGCATTCATCACCGCCGACGTCACCTCTGATCCGTCCGCGGCTCAGTTCATGTGGACGTCATTCGCGGCGCTGTGCGCCCGCAAGAATGCGACGTTCATCTTCACCCACCACATGCGCAAGGATGGATCGTCGAACATCAAGACGGCTGAGGATGCCAGAGAAGCGATCCGCGGTGTAACCACGCTCGTGGACGGCTCGCGCTTCGCCTATTGCATCTGGACCGCCGGCGATGAGGACGCGCGTACTATATGCAGCGTGGCGGGCGTTGAATATGCTCCGCGCAAGGTAGCTTTCGGCGCCGTCGTCAAGGCCAACGACGAGCACGACAACAGCATTCACACATACATCCGGGGCCCGTCCGGCCTTCTCCAGGATGCATCCGAGTTCGCCAAGGCAGCGAAGAAGAACTCGGCTACCGGTCTGTCCCCCATGCAGGTCGGAGGGGCCCTCACCGAAGTCCATCGGAGGTGGCTCGATAAGAACCCGTTCAGTGGTGCCGCCCAGTCCGGCGGTCGCTACCTCGGGCGCTGGCTGACAGACCAATTTGGGCTGCCGAAAAAGACCGCGAACGATCTGGTCGACACCTGGATCAGTCGCGAAATTCTGATCGAGGACACCTACGACACGAAGGCCAAGTCCAAGGGTCTGTGCGTCGAAAAGTGGCCTGAAGATGCTCTCGAAGCGCTTGCGGAAGTTCGAAAAGCGACTTCCGCGATAGTGAGTTAAGATGCTGTATTGCAAGGGAATGTTCCGTTTGCGGAAGTTCCGCGGAAGTTCGCCGGAAGTTAAAAGGCACCCCTTTCTAAGTGCCTGTATTGCAAGGGAATGTTGTTTGCGGAAGTTCCGCGATTTTTGCGGAGGTATATACCCCCATACCCCTATAGGGACTTCCGCAGCCCCTGGAGGCTTGCGGAGCCCTCGAAAGGGAGGGTGGTTGCACCGGGGCGTCATGCCCGGTTGCATCTGTCGAAATGACCATGAGGAGTAATGCGATGGACGTGCCGATCGAGAACGCGATGATCTGCTGGAACCGGGGAGGGGGTGTCCTAGTCGTTGAACATCCAGACCGTCGTCACGCATCGGACGGCTACACTGGAAGCGTCGGTGCATGCTTCAGCGGTTGGAAGGCCAAGGGCGAGATGGGGCAGAAGCTTCAGCTAATGATCGACGCCTGGGACATCGCTGCGTTCGATGGTGTTCCGATCGACGCGGTCCACAAGGCGCTGCTAGTGATCCCGGAATACCGGTCGATGCTCGCCGACGACTGCCTGCCCAGGGAATTCCGGCATGAGCGGGACTGACCCTGCACTGAGAAAATTTCGGTGACTCCTCAAATGCAATCAACCACCTAGAGCCCGTCCAAAAATTCTGCTCATCTCGTACAAATAATCTGTTGCAAAGCGTCCAAGGGATTTGTACAGATATCCCCACGAGGCACCCAGCCTCAACGGGGATCACGAGATGGCTTGGAACGGATATCGCGCTGGTCGGTCTGCTGGTGGCGGCGCTCTGAACGGGTACGTTGCTCCGAAGGCCAAGCAGGAGTGGGCGATCGGGAACGCGGTGTCGGTGGGTTTCGTGAAGAACCTGCTGGTCGTGTCGAAGAACGGCGCTTTCTACGCGCTCCTCCAGGTCGGCACTGGTCGCTGGTATGCCTTCCAGCCGCATCTCGGTCTGTTCCGCTGCGAGGGCGAGGCTGAAGCCCGCCGGGCTGCCTGAGTGATGGTCGTCGTCTTCATCCGCGGCGCGACGGCATGGGAAGGGCAGATCGACCGGCTCTGGTTCGGCCTGCTCCGCCCCAGCTTCTGGCGCACGGGCTTCCCGGTCTTCGTTCGCTGGGCTCCGGATGATGACGCCTGACACCCCCCTCCCCCAATCCGCCCGAGCGTTCGTCTGGGGATTTTTCGCACAACTCGGCCGCGATGCGGCGAGGAAGCTGGAGAAAATGTTGTGATCAACCTGTCTGTGGCTGACGTGCTCGATGGGGCAGCGGATCTTCTGGAGAAGCCGGGCGCATGGACGCAAGGCGTTCTGGCGCGCCATGCCAATGGAAATCCGATCGACCCGAGCGAGCCGAATGCTTCATGCTGGTGTGCGCTGGGGGCCATTACACGCATTGATGACGGACCGAAGATTCGGGCTGCTTCTGATGCGGTAGGTCGCCTGACTACGCACGGAATTACCTATTTCAACGACATGCCCGGCCGCACCCAAGCCGAAGTCATCGCGAAACTCCGCGAAGCCGCAGCCCTCTCCCGCGCAGGAGGTGCAGACCGATGCAACTAGTCTCTGAACTAGGCTCCTATTTCTGGGCCGATCTAGTCGGCAATCGCGTGTCTCCTCTGTTCTCGACTGACGAAGCCGCTTGGCATTGGTTCGATGAACAGGACATCGAAATAGAGGACGAAGAGGCATGACCCCGATCCCGCCCGAGTTGGCCGAAGAGCAGCGCGTGCAGAAATGCACTGTGCTCGATGACCGCTTCGTCGAGCCGTGCTGGTCGCTGTCGTCCATGGTCGAAAACATCGCGCCCGGCTTCAGTGCTCAGAAGGGCGTTTCCTGCTGGTCGTACAGCAACATGCAGACGATGCAGCCGTCTCGCCGGTTCTACGGGATCAAAAGCAAAGCCCAACCGAGGGGCATGCTCTTCAACTTCTGCCCGTGGTGCGGCGCCGACATCAGCGAACCGTTCATGGACAAGGAGGAATCCCACCCCCCGCGCTCCGGGGATGTCGGTCATGGGTGACATGGGCGACCTGTACCGCGACTTGAAGGAATATCGTCGCAGCATCCGCGCTGGGTTCGGCATCCCGTGCCCGCAATGTCGGGTAAAGCAGCCGAAGCGCGAACCGACGATCATGCTGCCGGGCCAGCGCTGCAAGGTGGATGGCTATCGCGATCCTCGCCCACGCCTGACCGATGGGCAGATCAACGCCGCGCTCAACAAGGAAACTCAGTCATGAAAGGCGATCTGCGCTGCGTCGAAGGACGCCTGTTCCGCCACGATCCGCAGCATGACGACCCGTATCTGGAGACCGATGTCGGGCAGTGCCCGGATTGCGAGGGCGATGGCTGCCCTTGCGATCATTGCGACGGCACGGGTTCCATATTCAAGGGCGACTTCATCGATTGCCCGAAATGCCAAACCCCAAAAGCAGGAGTCCAGTCATGAGCGGGGGAGATGTGCCTGTGGTGCAGGCGGATCGCGAGGCGGCGGCACAATGGGCCAAGCGTAATAGCCGCCACATGCAGGCCGCGAACATGCGCCGGGGCTCGTGCGACACATCACCGCTCGTCCAAGCCTTCGCAAAGCACCGCGCCGCAGCCGTGGCGGGGGTGGGCTGGCAGGGCGATGAGAGCGAGCTGAGAGCGCTGTTGGACCGGATCGCAGAACTGGAGCACGAGGCCAA